ATTTGGGTTTCGATGTACGGATATGCAACAGAATTCGTTTGCTAGGAATCGACACACCTGAGTCAAGGACAAGACACAAGAATGAAAAGGTCTATGGCAAGTTAGCTAAAGAGGCTCTCAAGTCATGGGTGCATTGGGCAATTATGTCAGACAGAGATGATATTGAAATCCAGTGTAGATGTCCAGAGTCAGATAGCAGAGGTAAGTTTGGTAGAGTGCTAGGTGAACTTTGGATAAACTGCACAGAAGACGGACATGAGTTTAACGGATGGACAAATATAAATCAATGGTTGTGTGAGAATGGCCATGCCGTAGGTTATACTGGACAGAACAAAGCAGATGTTGCTGACCAACATTGGGCAAATAGAGAATACCTAGCGGAACAAGGAATTCAACCCGTGCTACAATGGGATGAGGATTAATAAATGGCCATAAAAATTCCAGCTAATTTAAAATCAACTAGAAAAAAAAGACAAGGTGATGGCAAAGTGAATACTGCCGTTGAAATGATTGATGCACAAGAAGAAAAATTATGGGAGAGTAATCCAATGGAAGCGCTTAGATATGAAAGAATTGAAACAAGAAAGAAGTTGAATTGGTGGGCGCGATTTACATTGTCCATGATTATAGTTTTTACTTTTTTGTTTTTAATATGGTTATTATTTTTTGGAGCATTACCGGCTGAATCAAGAGATTTGATTAATATCATGGTTGGAGCCTATGTGGCTGTCCTCGCCAAGGCAACAGATTATTGGTTTAAAGAAAAGGACGACTCTGAGGACAAAGAGTCAGCAGCGCTAAACGGAAATGGAGACAAATAATGGCTGATTTTAATGACTTCGGGTTCAGTACAGTAAGTGCTGATGAATACGAAGCACAACAAGTTACCAAAGTAGATACAGCCAAGGAAGTAGCCACTACAGCTACGGCGAGTATTACACCAGAACTAGAAAAGATTGGTTCAAAGATTTCTAGTTTGACTGATAGTATGAGAATTCTTAGCGATGAAATGACTGATCGTAAAGAAGAACTGAACGACAAATGGGGCACTAGGATGAATGAGGTGGAGGCGTTGATACTTCCACTACTTCAGAATCTTGCTAAGGATGGTGACCAGAGAGAGTGGATTCGTTGGCCCGGAAGGACTGATATTCTCAATGCTCAAATAGATAAAATTAAAACAGTGACACGCGGAGAATTCTGATGGAGTATGAGAAACAAAACTTGACAAACAGATATTGACAATTTGGTATATTGGTGTTATAATAAGTATTGTAGTATTAATATATTTAACATGAGGAAATATGTCATATTCAGATAAAGTGCTGGAGCACTATAATGAACCAAAAAACGTAGGATCATTAGACATCAAATTGAGCAGTGTTGGTAGCGGCCTTGTTGGCGCTCCAGAATGCGGAGATGTTATGAAGCTACAGATACTAGTAGAAGATGATAAGATTGTGGACGCTAAATTTAAAACATTTGGTTGCGGCAGTGCAATTGCAAGTTCTTCGTTGGCGACTGAGTGGGTCAAAGGTAAGACACTCACTGAGGCGACGGCTATTAATAATACACATATCGTGGAAGAACTCTCATTGCCACCTGTAAAAATTCATTGTAGCGTTCTAGCGGAAGATGCGATAAAGGCCGCTATTGCAGACTATAAATCCAAGAATAATATCACGACATAACACGACAAGTATCACGACATGAAACAATTCAAAGAATACCTCTCGGAGTCAAGCCTCTCAAGGATTATGACTCATATAGAGAAGACAGAAAATTTTGGTGTAATGTCACCATTTAGAAAAGAGATTTCTGATAAAGAAAATTTGGATCGGTATAAAGAACTCAAAGAGTTGGTCAGAGAAAAGGGCTATGGGTTTATTGAGCTCAAAGGTGGCTACCAAGAAGAGACAGGTTTTATAAACGAGAAATCTCTATTCATTCCTAACATCAAGAAAAAAGAAATGCTTGAGTTGGGTAAAAAATATGACCAGCATTCAGTGATTATAAAAGATAATAAAGCCTTTGCAATGGTTGGAACAAATAAGAATGCAGGGATTGGGAAAGTATTAGATAAGTTTGATATTGATGGGCCTAATATTGCCGTGGATGATGTTGGCGATATATTTAAGGATTTCTTTTCTCGTTTATTGAAAGGTTCTCATAGAGGAAAGAAATTCTTGTTTAAGATGCAAGAAAAAACAGAAACCAGTATGTACTATTATCAAAAACACGGGCCTGAATGGCTAACGGTATACGAGGGCCTGTAACAATTGCCAATATGGATTGGAGAGATATTATTATTTAATTTTTAACTTATTATATTATGACAAGTGAAGAAACCAAAAAAGAGGTAAGCAATCTGTATGATGCGGGTTATCACCTCTTGTTTGATGACGTTGAGATGGGTTCCGCTCAAAATGTTATTGAGTGGATCATGGAGGCAAATCTAACCACAGAGAAAAAACATAAAGAACTGACACTTGTAATATGCTCTCCCGGCGGAGATTTGTCTGCTGGTTTTGCACTCATAGATGTTATGCGAGGTTCAGCTATTCCAATTAGAACTATTGGTCTAGGACTTATCGCATCCTGTGGATTACTACTGTTCATTTCTGGAACAACGGGAAGACGAATATTGACTCCCAACACAAGCATTTTAAGTCATCAGTTCAGCTGGGGAACTTGGGGAAAGGAGCATGAATTATTTGCAGCTCAAAAGGAATTCGATTTGACGACTAAGCGAATGCTAAAGCATTATAAAAAATGTACTGGATTGGATGATGAGCATATTCGCAAGTATCTTCTTCCACCACAAGATGTGTGGCTGGATGCTAAGGAGGCTAAGAAACTAGGAATTTGTGACCAAGTAAAGGAAATCAAATAATGTCATTGCAAACTCAAACTTCAAGTGAATTCTATATTAAAATTCAAGATTTGGTTATGAAGACTAAATTAAGTTATATGGATGCCATACTTCATTATTGTGATATGAATAATATGGAACCAGAGACTGCGGCCCAATTGGTGAATACCAAGATGAAGGCTCAGGTTAGGGAAGAAGCTGAAAGACTCAACTTCTTACCTAAGACTGCCAAGCTACCGATATAGGTGCTTGACAAATACCACAGATGTGGTATAATATAGTTATACGTTAATACATTGCACACACGATATACGAAAGGAAATTATGTCATTCGCAGATATGAAACAACGTAGTAAATCAGACCTCTCTACTCTAATCAAAGAGACAGAGAAAATCTCCAACCCCAATTCATTCGGTGATGTTGATGAGCGTTACTGGCGTCCAGAGTTGGACAAGTCGGGTAATGGTTATGCAGTAATCCGTTTTCTTCCCGCACCTGATGGTGAAGAGACTCCTTGGGCCCGAATGTGGAACCACGGATTTCAAGGGCCAGGTGGCTGGTACATTGAAAACTCATTAACCACTCTCCAGAAGCCAGACCCATTGAGTGAGTATAATTCACAACTCTGGAATTCTGGTATCGAAGCGAATAAGGAAATCGCTCGTAAACAGAAGCGTCGGTTGAACTACACATCCAATGTGTACATCATCAAAGACCCCGCTCATCCAGAGAATGAAGGGCAGGTGAGATTGTATCGTTATGGTAAGAAAATCTTTGACAAGATTAGCGACCTAATGAATCCTGAGTTTGAGGATGAATCACCAGTCAATCCGTTTGACCTTTGGAAAGGTGCGAACTTCAAGATGAAGATTCGTAAGGTTGAGGGCTATTCCAATTATGATAAGTCGGAGTTTGAAGCTTCTACTCCACTTCTGGATGACGATGAGAAGATGGAAGAGATTTGGACTTCTGAGCATTCACTGCAGGTGATTGTGGCTGAGGATCAGTTCAAGTCTTATGATGAACTCAAAACCAAGTTGGATCGGGTTCTTGGGTTGGGCGGTACTGTGTCGCCAACGTCTAGTGAGGTTCCATTTGATGGTGGTACTCCTTACAAGGCTCCACCTAAACCAGCAGCAGAAACTGCTGAAGAAGGAACTGATGAGGGTATGAATTACTTTCAGAAGTTAGCTGAGACGGCTTAATTCATTATTGAGACATTGAATTTAAAGC